ATTGTAATCTTCTTAAGGGGACCTTGTCCCCCGGGGGGACTCTGTCCCCCCCTATTTGTTCTCCTCAATAAACAAATATTTGTTCTCCTCAATAAACAAATATTTGTTCTCCTCAATAAACAAATATTTGTTCTCCTCAATAAACAAATATTTGTTCTCCTCAACAAACTTAGGGGATCAAGATCCCTCGGGGGACAGAGTCCCCCTATTTTGTTCAAACTATCATTCTTACATTTGCTGAGATCAATAAACTTAGGGGATCAAGATCCCCCGGGACAGAGTCCCCCTATTTTGTTCAGAATATCATACTTATATTTGTTCAAATTATCATTTCTATATTTGCTGAGATCATCATACTCAGGGATCTTGATCCCCGGGGGACAGAGTCCCCCTATTTGCTGAGATCAATAAACTTGTTTGCTGAGATCAATAAACTTGTTTGCTGAGATCAATAAACTTAGGGGATCAAGATTCCCTCTATTGTTCGGATAATCACTTATTTTTTTTGTTCTTCAGCAAACTTACAGTTCCCAGGAATCTTCCATTATTGTCATTAGCAGATAAAGTTATGTTTGTATAATTATTCTTTATTGTTATCCATTGGATATATTTACTTCTTTAGATTCTGCTAAAGTATTAATATATTCATTCAGTTTATCTATAGTACTATCTGATATTTTATTAATATCAATAAATATTCCATTTGAATTTGAAGAAAAATTGTCATTAATTTCTAAATTAATGATATTGAATATGTCGACAAGCGCATCTGTATTATCTATTGTGGAAATGTTTTCTGATAGTTTTTTTCTATATTCACAGTTATATTTTCTCATTATATATTCTATACTGTATAAATTATATAATTGATTGAACGAAAGCTGTTATATGATGATCGACACATAATTATTAGTTTAGGATATAATTTATCAATTTGTAAAATATAATATATGGAAGATTATATTAAAGATTATCATTATCCAGATACGACAGATCCAGATCTTCAAAAAAAGATTTATTCTAAAGTAGAGTTCTATTATTATAAAGCTGAACAGAGAGATAAGCTGGAAAATAAAACTGATGTTGTAAATTATCGTAATAAAAATTGTAATCTGCAAAATAAGAATCCCAAGTCTCATCAGTTGCTGATAACGAAATTTATTTCTCCGCAGACATTGTACAAAAATATGTTGTTGATGTATGGTGTTGGATCTGGGAAAACGATGGCCGCCATATTAATAGCTGAACAGTTTAAAGAACAGGTTTTAAAATATAATTCAAGGATACATATTGTTGTCCCTGGACCTAATACAAGACAGAATTTTATTGATCAGATAATAGAGGTTACAAAAAATACATATGTAAATGAAAAAAATATTGATAGATTTGCGAGTTTGAGTGACAAAGATAAATATGATACTTATAAGAATATTATGAAGGTGTATAAGATAATTTCATATAAATCATTTTACCGTAAGATTCTTGGTGAAAAAGTTATTGTTAGAAATTTGAAAGGAAAAAAGGAATATAAAAAGGACAGTAAGGGTGTTGTACAAAGAGTTAAAGGAAATAATGACATTGTTAATTTGAATAATACGTTGCTTATTATAGATGAAGCACATAACATTATTGGTAACGAGTATGGAGATTCACTGAAGAAAATAGTTGAAAATTCAACTAATTTAAGAGTTGTGTTGTTGACGGCTACGCCAATGATTAATATTGCAGATGAAATTGTTACATTAATTAATTATATCTGTCCAAAAAAAGATAGGATACAGAGGGATAAGGTATTTACATCGGATAAAAATTATAATATTGAGGTTAAAAAAGATGGTCTAGATTATTTAAAAAGAAAAGTTTCTGGATACATTAGTTTTTATAGAGGATCTATTCCGTTTACTTTTGCACCTAGACAGGATGTAGGTGTGTTGGATAAGGAAAATATGTTATTTACACCATTGATCAGGTGTCCAATGAAACAGTTTCAGTATGATACTTATAAAAATGTTATTGAAGATAAACATTTTAATGGTTTGAATAAAGAATCACTAGCTGTGTCAAATTTTGTATTTCCTGGATTATCCAAGGATAAACTTATTGGATACTATTCAAACGAAGGTATGGAAACTGTAATACAACAGCTGTCTAATAATCAATCTAAATTATGTTCAATGATCAATAAAGAGATTTATGATAATAAATTATCCAAAGATATTGAACAGAATTTTATTTATACGAAAAAGAATAAAATTCTTGGTAATATCCTTAAGAAAGAATATATAATTAATTTCAGTTCCAAATTTCATGCTTTGTTGGCGTATTTGGAACAAACTTTCAATGAAAATGCATCTATTGGATTTATATATTCAAACATTGTAAAGGCCGGTGGTATTGAATTGTGTGCAGATACATTAATCCATAATGGATATCTTGAGTTTCAGGAGAAAATAAGTAATTATAAAATTAAAGACGATACTATAGATTATAAGACAGGTCTAAAGTATAAAGATTATGATCATGATAATGGTAGGCCTTTCTTTCCTGCAGTTTTTCTTGTAGTTACGGGTAAAGATAATACTGATCAGATTTTATCTGATGAAATTGATAAACAAAAAATAATTCAACAAGTTTATAATTCTAGGGATAACACAGAGGGAAAACATATAAAATTTATTTTAGGATCTAGAGTTATGGGTGAAGGTATTAATCTTAAAAATTGTAAATATGTATATATTATTGATTCGTTTTATAACTTATCCAGAATAGAACAAGTCATAGGAAGAGCTATACGATTTTGTTCACACTTAAATTCAACTAATTCTGAGGGAATGCTACCATTTGTCAAGATACATAGATTTGTAACAAGTATTGGTGGCAGCAAAGACATAACTACAGATGAAATGTTATATAAAAAAGCTGAATTGAAATTTTTAACTATTAAAAAGGTAGAAAGAGCGCTGAAGGAATCAGCAATAGATTGTCCAATATTATTAAATGATAATATGTTTCCTGAAGAAATAGAAAAATATAATAAGTGTCATTACCCTACTAGAGAAAATGTTCAAAAAGGAAAATTGATATGTCCTGCCATTTGTGACTTTGAAAAGTGCAATTACAAATGTCATAGTGATAAACTCAATCAATTATATTGGAATGATGATAAAAATACTTATAATGATATTAAATTAAAAAATATTGATTACAATACTAAAGATATTAATTCTATTTATTCTGAAAAGATTATTATTAAGAATAAAATAAAGAAATTATTTTCTTATAAATCTATTTATTCATTTGATGAGATATATAGAGAAATTATAACGGTTTTATCTGAAATCCAGAAGAAAATATTTGATAAAAATCTTATCTACATTGTTCTCGAAGATTTGATACCTAATGATCCAGAAAATGAAAATTTTGTGGATGTTATATTCGACAGATTTAATAGATCTGGTTATCTAATTAAAAAAGGAAATAATTATTTTTTCCAACCATTGTTTGAAAATAAAAATATCTCAATGTATTACAGGAATAATATAAAATTATGTAATACCAATAATATATCTATAAATCAGTATATTAAAAGTTATTATCCTGATTTATATCAAGACAATATAAAGGAAGATTATTATAACTATAATCTCGAATATTATAGTAAAAAACAAGAAAATTTTATTGTAGGTATCATTGACAGAAATAGTAGTAATAAAGATATATTCAAGATAAGAACGTTTCAAAAGAATACAACAAAAAAGAGAGGTAAAGGTATTCCAACTTTTAAAGGAAATGATTGTACTACATTTGGGAACAAAGATGAATTATTATCAATACATAAAAAATTAATGAAATTAACAGATTATGATGAATTGAAGAAAATCAAAGATTATAACACTTCATCACAGAGAGAAAATGTCTGCAGTAATATAAAAAGAATATTACTGCATTTGGAAAAGTACTCAATGGGCAAAGAAAAAAAGATGTATATTATCATTCCAACAAATCACAGTATTTTTCCATTTCCATATAATATTGAAGATAGAATTGAACATCTTAAAGATAAAATCAAGCTTAATTTATCTTTGGTCAAAAATCCTAAAATTAATGGTATTATTATGAAAGAATTGATTGAAGATAAATTTTATGAAATTAACAAATCTAATATCAAAAATGATAATTGGTTATTTCAACTTTCTTATAATATTCCCTCAAAAGATAGAGATGATAAAGTATTAATCCAGAAATTAATAGATAATAATTTTGTAGAGAAAGAAAAATATATGTATGAAAATTATATCTATTAAAATAATTAGGTTATTACAGATATAATTTTTAAAGAAAGTAAATTAAAATATGGCGACAATAATAAAGTGATAATCATGGGCGGGAAAAATATAAGTATTTTTGATATGATTTCTATTCCAACTGTCATAGGTGTAATTTCAAAATATTCATATAATTTTTCAGCAAATACTTGGGGAAATCCTGCTATGTATAATATTACACCTGTATGTAATTCTTCAGAACTTTCTTTTGCACTTTCTACTATTAAATAAATAATATATGTAATAGCAAAAAATATAAGTAACATTAATATAATTTTGATAATTACATTTATTGGATTAATTCTGTCGAATGGATCATTTACTAACATCATTTTTCCTAAACTTGGATTAGGATCTGATATATTCATATAATATTTTTTTCTAATTTTATCTATTTTTGAATTCCCTCTACCTTGCTGAGGTACCTGACCCTGGTACATTTGACCTTGCTGAGGTACCTGACCCTGTATAACCTGACCTTGTGGTACCTGACCCTGTATAACCTGACCTTGTGGTACCTGACCCTGTATAACCTTGCCCTGTATCAATGGATTAATTTGTCCTTGGTCTACAGTAGGTTGTCCAAATTTAAAATCTCTTTCCGCTGCCTGATTATTTCCTCCAGAATCATTATACATATAGATAATATAAGAAAATTATTTTACTTCTATATAAATCGGCGAATGATCGCTACCCAAGACATCATAAATGTTCATAATTTTATTTATTTTTGTAATAAATTTTTCTGAAACTAATACATAATCAATTCTCCATCCAATATTTTTCTCTCTAGCTTTAAATCTATAACTCCAATATGTATATTCTATAATATCTGGATGATAATGTCGAAATACATCGATTAATTTACATTCATCTAAAGTTTTAGTAAATGAATTCCTTTCTTCTATAGTAAATCCAGCAGATTTCTGATTCTTAGATGGATTTTTTATATCTATTTCTTTATGTGCTACATTGAGGTCTCCAACAATGATAACGGGTTTATTAATTTCTTTAATAATTTTTCTAAAATAAACATCCCATTCGTTTACTCTCCAATCTAATCTTTTTAATTTTTCTCCTGAATTTGGAGTATACACAACGATAATGGTGTATTTACTAAATTCTAATGATATTAATCTTCCTTCATTATTAAGACTATTAGCGTCGCTAGCGCCGTTAGTGTAATATTCTACAGATAATGGTTTTATTTTTGATAAAATAGCAGTTCCTGCATACCCTTGTCTTGCCTGTGAATTACTAATATATATGTATGGAAAGGTATCAATGAAATATTCTTTCACTTTTGCAGTTTTTATATCTGTTAATTTTGTTTCTGATAAACATAAAATTGATGGATTATATTTTTCGCATAAATCTTTTATTGCTTTTTTATTTATTACAGAATTGATGCCATTAACATTCCACGAAATAATAGACTGCATTATTATTATCTATTATCTATTATTTATTATATTATAATGTTTCAACCAACTGAAATAAAACATATAATGGAAAATATAAATAAAATAAAATTAGATGCTGCTATAGAGTATAAAACTAATAATGAACCTACTATTGAAGAAAATGTCAAGATATACAAAAAATTATTGGAATTTATTATAGAAAATAAGAGGATATTATATGGAGGGACCTCACAGAACAAACTGATCAAAATGAAAAATAGTAATGATACGTTTTATACTAATTATAATGATGTTAATTTTAATAAGGACAATTTTAGTATTGCTGATATTGAATTTTATTCTCCAACACCAGAAGCAGATGTTGTAAAGTTATGTAATATTTTTAAAAAATTAAATTATAGGTTTGTAGAAGCAAAGAATGGTGTTCATGAAGATACATATAAAATTTTTATAAATCTTACAAATTACTGTGATATATCTTACATACCTAAAATTATAGCTGATAAATTACCTACTATTATGCTGAATAATGTTATATCAATGCCATTGGAGTTTATGATGATTGATTATTTCAGAATATTGACGGATCCATTAACATCATATTGGCGGCTTGATAAAAGCTTGGAACGATTTAATAAATTATTTTATTACTATCCAATTCTTGAATATAAAAGCAATAAAGATTTTGATAAATTATTAGAATCAAAAGTAGATAATGGTGAAATTATGAATTTTATTATGGATAATATAATTGAAAAATTTGAGTGTGTCATAATAGGATATTATGCATTACATAAATTAATAGATACAAAATATATTCCATTTATTGATATAATATTGGGTAGAGATTATGTTATTTCTGCTAAAAAAATATATGAAATATTAATTAACAAATATAAAGATGATATTACTGTTAGAGAGTTCTTTCCATTCTTTCAGTTTCATGATGCTCGTGTTCAGTTTTATCATAAAAATATTCATATTTTGACAGTTTATAGGAACAATAATAAATGTATAACGTATAATAAAAATATAAAACATAAATCATTTAAATTTGGGAATTGTAATCTTGTAATGATGTATTTTTTAATAAGTTACTATAATGGTATTATTGCAAAGTTTAAAAATAATAATATTTTATTTTATATCTTGCAGCTATTGAATCATTCCAGGTATAATTTTTTCAAGAAAAATAATAAAACAATTTTTGATAACACTGTATTTAAGGACTTTACAACTGACTGTATTGGTGAAACATGTGATACCATCCGTCAATCTCTGATAAATAGAATGAATGGTCTGAATAATTTTTATTATAATCCTGACCAACTTGAACGAAGTAGGAAAAGTAGAAGTAAGAAGAAAAATAATGATAAAATTGACATTTCTGGAAACAGAATTTTTAATAAAAAATATTTAATTTTCTAAAATTGATTTGTATCAGAATTAATTTAAGATTTAAACTAGTTAAAAAATAAAGAAATCTGCAGTTAAGTCTATAGTCAAAATAAAAAACTCCTATGAAAATTCTGGCTAAAAAAGAAGAGAATTGCTCTATGAAATATTTTTTAATTATAAATTACTTAGAGTACAATATTAAAGTATAAACATCAACAAATATTTTAGATAATAATTTATAATTAAAAAATATTTAATATTTAATAATTTTCTAATTATAAATATATAAATCCATGGAAAATAAAAGTCTGAATAAAAGTTTAGATCTGGTTGGAGGTGAATCGCTTTTACATGAACTCAGAAAGAGTCGTGAGGGAACAAAATCTACTTCAAAGAAAGGATCGAAAAGACCTTCTAAAAAATCAACTGTAGCAAAAAAAGAAACTTCTAAAAAACCAACTGCAGCTACTAAAAGAGTAGCGTCCAAGAAGAAACCTTCCAAGAAGAAAGCATCCAAAACTGGTTCCAAAAAGAAACCTTCCAAAAAGAAACCTTCCAAGAAGAAACCTTCCAAGAAGAAAGCATCCAAAACTGGTTCCAAGAAGAAACCCTCCAAGAAGAAAACCTCTAAGAAGAAAATGGACGATGAAATGAAGCTATGATAATTAAATTAAAAAAAATATAAATTAGAATCATATTCATAAATATCGGGAATCTTGATGTATGTCATTTTATTATCAGAAAATGAGCTGTTTAATAGTTCCTTGTTTTTTTTATAATAGAGAATTAACCGCCAAGTTTCTTTTAACATTGGATAAATATTATTCCAAAATATATCATTACGTTTAATTGAGATATTACAACATTTTAATATTTTCCAATATTTAGGTTTGTGAAATTTATGATCTTTTATATCTAAATTATTATATTGATTAATGAAATATTTTAGATAATAATTGGGGTCGTAATGTAATCTATTTGGATATATGTGATGTGATTGCCACTCAATCTTGGATTCTATACCAGGATTTATTTCTCCATTATTAGAATTAACAATATTATTAAATTTAGGATTAATGGGGTGATACTCCATTAAGACACCTTTTTTAACAATATTGTTTTCCACTCTTACTCCATCATCATAAATATATGTTTTATCCATATTGTCTTTTATAAAGTCGTCTTCATTTTCATACTCTTTTATCTCACATTGCCAGAAATCACAAATATCTAGATCACAACATTCGAGTTGTTGTTGTATCTGGCAATAATAATAATATGGACATACTTTCATAATCTTTTCATAATAAGATAAATTTTCTCCAGTTTCTATCTTTCTCTTAACAGGACACTTAATTTCAATCATAGTTCCATATTTATTGGAAAATGTCATATCATTTAATTTAAACGATGTACATACACCATCTGGAGACGCTCCTAAAAAGTTATATTTACTGGAAGGAATTGAGCCATATTCATCTACCAAAACATCAAAATATTGTTGATATATTAATAAAGCAATTCTTTCATATTTTCTACCATGGAATACAGCATCATTATCATAAAATGGTGAAGTTGTACATTTTTTATATATAAAAGATTTTCTGGATTCATATGGATTCATATTTATCGCTGCAGCACAATCTGAGGCTGTAATTTTATTTTTTCTGTAATTATACCATTCTGTTGTTCGTTGTTCATACTGTATAACTTTGGCAAGAGCTTTAACTCTTTTATCAATGTCTTTATATTCATCCGGGATAGTTGATTCACCAATGATATTCATTATAATATATTCTATTGATTTGTTTTATATTTAAGTGATGATAAGCACATTAATAGAATATATTATAATAAAGTAGTAAACTAAAGCAAAGTTATAGTAATCTAAATTGTCCTCCTAAAATCAATATAATTTTATGTTCTTTTTTATAGATATGAATCTGATAATCTTTAACAGCTGACAAAATGTTTATATTAACTCTATCTATATTATTAAAGTTCATATATCCTGATAATTTATCTTTATATAAACCAAATGTATAACAGTATAAATCATTGGTTCCTGAACTTTGAAGTTTATCAGCTGGGATAACAGTAGATAAAAATAAAGAATTTTCTTTAGGAAATATAGTATGATTATTAATTTGAATATTCATGTTTTTAATATTACTTAATATTTCAACATCTTTGTGAGAATTATTTAATTGATTTCTTATATATGAATTCAATATAAATTTACTTTTTTTGTTATTAAATAAATAATTTATATAATAATACTCGTAAAAAGCTTCTTGTACATCAGCCCCCCATTTATTTCTCAATACATTAACATCAACATCAGTATAATTATTATATAACTTGGAAAATTTATTATATATATATTCTACACCATTTAAAATGTATTCATCTTGTCGTCCATTGTCATTTTCTACTAAACCTGCACTATTTTCTATTATATATATATCGCTAACTATACCATTCATAGTCAAAGTTAACGTTTGATCAATATTTGTTATCAATTTACTTGTTACAAATTGATATGTTGGAATAATATATTTATTATCATTTTGAATGTATAACATTTTATCCCTGTCAGAAATATTAATATTTTCCATTATGATAGATATATCAATATCATAATCATGATTGTTTTCAAGCTCATACGTCAACCTCACATTCGTATTATTTAAAGCAAATATAGGAAATGGTCTATTATCTTTATGGAACCAAAATATTAATGGAATATAATTACTGTTATTAAGTATCTTATCCATTTGTTCTTTTTTCTCTCCAGATATATTTAAAGTATTATGGATTTTAAATATATCTTTGTTTAAAGTTTCAATAATTGTGTCATTAAATGATATATGTATCTTTTTTATAAAATCAATATTATTTGCTAATGGTATAGCTACATTACCTGATCCAGCTAATGGTGTAACTACATTACCTGATCCAGCTAATGGTGTAACTACATTACCTGATCCAGCTAATGGTGTAACTACATTACCTGATCCAGTTAATGGTGTAACTACATTACCTGATCCAGTTAATGGTGTAACTACATTTTTTTTATTCCTAAAATTATAAATCTCGTCAAAATTATCTTCCAATAATATATTTTTATTTGCTGAAATTGAAATATATTTATTGTTCAAATATAAATATATATTCTTAGGATTATCACTGACAATCCTATAATCGTCTACTTTGAAGTAATCACTATACAAATATTTAATATTTTCTATTATTCTTACATTATCTATATAAATCTCATAATTGTTATTATCAATAATAGATTCTGATATAATGACAGCAGAATTATCAGAATATTTCAAGTATAAGATACAATTAATACGGTTAGAATTTTGGAGAATAAATATATTAGAACCATCATCCAGATTATTATAATTATTTTGATTGACAAAAATTATTTCGTATAAATATTTATATCTGAATAATTCATTATTTATGACAGGAATATTATTACTCAAATGATAAATGTAATAAATACTATTTAATCGTATTGGTTCATCTAGTGTGATATTATATACATTTATATCAGTAATATTTATTTTGTAATTGATAGATCTATAATTTAATACAAATGGAGATAATAGTGTTATTTTACTCTTCAAATAAACTACATTATCAATGATTTTATCTATGAAATCATTTTTTCCTTCATTGATATAATAATATGATTTGAAATTATTAACTATAATTAAATCATGTGGTAATATAAAAAAATTCTTCGAATAATTAATAATCCAAGATTTAGTTTGATATACACTTATATCATTCTGTTGGCTCTGTGGATTCCCGTTGATGATTATTGGATCTAATGTATGATGAAAATATATTTTATTATCATATATTTTATAAATTTCTATTATATCATTATTCGATTGATTGTAATATAATAAGTTTGATCCAAAAAAGACATCATACAGCAAATTATTATCAATATAAACGACATTATATGCAGTATTATTAATATTTTCTATTTTTTTTATTCCAATAACATTAACAGATTCTTCTGTACGAATGATATTATTTACAATATTATCTGAAATATAGGTATCATCAACAATATATTTATATTTATTATTTTCTATAGAAATTTGATCTGACAATAATTTATCTGTCTCTAAATAAGATAAATTATTATCTTGATTTTCTATTTTAACTATAGAATCTGTAATATTTGTTAATTCATATATGATATATATATTGTCAATAATAAGATTGTTATTTCTGTTTAATATATAAAAACCATTGACATCTTGACGTAGAATTAATTTATTTGTAAAGTTAATAATAACAAAAGTTCTATTATCAATAAATTTGACTTTATTTTCATTTATAAATTTAAGATAAAATTTAAATAATCCACTATTGGTGACAGTAAGAAAGTAATTAGATAAACTTATATTCAAAATAAATTTTATTATTGTAGAGCTCAATATAACAGTATTAATTATCCCAAATATTTCTATTTTATTGTTGTATAAATCTCTATTGATAGTGATTATATCAAATATTTCTTCTTTTATAGTTATTTGATTAAAATTAAAGTTTTCGGTTACTGTAACTGTTATTTTCTTTGAATTAATTATATTAATTAAAGATTTTACGTTAATTATATTTTCTTTAATTAATATCATTTTTTCTCCAAAAATATTTTTATTTATCTCGAACACGATAGAATCTTTTTGGACAGATATATCAGTTACAGTATAATTATTCAAATTATGAAATCCAATAGTTGTAATAGAGTAAGCAGTATTGTCATTGATATTGTCTAAATTAATAAAATTTTTATTCTTAATCGATAGCTTGTATTTCATTTTATTATTTTCTTGATTTGTAATTGATGTATTTCTAGTTTGATTAATGTTCCCTAATAATGAAAACAATCTGTCTAATGAATATAACGTCTTATCTCTGTTGGTAAAAATATTTTCATCATTAAAATTAATTGAAATATCTATTTTATTTTTTATTTGATTATATGTAAAAGTGTTATCAAGTGCAGGAATTGCTTTTCCAGATTCTTTTTTTATAAAACATTGTTTATCATAATCATAATATATAGTATCATTTGTATAATAAGAAAGAAAATCATTGATTACGTTTCTGGAATTATCAATAAAATAATCATTTGATAACCAATTGGTTAAAACTATATCTGATATTAATGGTTCAAGTGAGTTTTTTATAAAAAGGAAATCATCAGTATTTTCAGATATTTCTTTTTCTAAACTAGATAAATTAATATTTATATTATTAGTTATTTTTGACCATAATTCCCAAGGCTTTTGTTCCTGAAATATAGTATCTGTGATGGTTGTTGATGTAGCTGCAGTATTAGCTGCAGTAGCAGCTGTAGTAGCAGCTGTAGTATTAGCTGCAGCAGCCGTGTTAGCAGCCGCAGCAGCCGTGTTAGCAGCCGCAGCAGCCGTGTTAGCAGCCGCAGCAGCCGTGTTAGCAGCCGCAGCAGCCGTATTAGCAGCCGTATTAGCAGCCGTATCCGCCGATATTTTTATTCTATTAATAATGTTTTTTATTGGATGATTTATCATGTTCCATATATTTGCAGTTAGCCCAGATCTAAATGGTTCAATATTAAAAAGATAACTTGTTATAATGTACTGATTATTTATAATAGATGTTATTTCATTATTTTGATCGAATATAAAATATTTATCTATATCTGTATCTTCAATGGCTATAATAGGCTTGTTATCGTCAACAGATTCTACTTTATATAAATTGTTATCAAAAGATAATGATATTTGATAGCTTAATAAATCACTTATAGTATTATTCCATATGTTGTCAATAATAGTATTGTTGTTATTGTTGACAACATTATCTTTTATATTTGTAACAAATGTCTCTCTTTTGTAGAATGATGTTATATTTAAGTTTGAAATTAATGTTGTCAATTTAAATATCCCTTTTTCTCTGGTATCTATTGGTATAGTATCATTATTAATTATTATTTCATTAATTTCAAATATATTTGATGAAACGATATTATCACGAAACAATATATATTGTTCAATCTTATCATCGACATAATTGTCAGTTATTTCTATATCAATGGGTAAAATATCAATCTGTTTATAATAATCAACTGCTTCATGTACAATGAGTTCTATATTTAATTCTTTTATTACAAAATTATCGTTTTCAAAAATTGTAATTGGAATAAATTTATTTATATAATATATTTTAGTATAATCAAACTTTTCTGTATTTGACAAGTTGATAATTTTACCATTGCTAATATATATTAAATAAAGTACATTATTATTGATGTCATTAAATTCTGATAAAATATAATATTCATTTGTATACAGATTAAATTGTAATTGTATATTAGATTCTTTTGTAAGTCTATTATAATTATAGAAGTAAATGGTATCATCCCGGAGATTATTAAGATTTCTAATATTTTGATATATCGTTCCTGATTTTATTACTTTATTATTGTTAGGATTGATAGTACTATCCAGAATAAAGTAGTATAATTTTATTTCATCATTATGAGAGCTATCAATTGTATAAAAATGATTATTAAATTTAATAATATCGTTTCTATCATTATTAATATTATTAAATTCATTTACAATTGCAAATGTTAAAGATACATATCTTTTTTTGATAAATAATAGATTTTCATTTAATGTTATAATATAATAATCGTTATCTTTGTTTGTTATAAATTTCACAGAGTTAAAAGATCCATTCAAAAATACCATTTGATTTTTGAATAACAAATATGAAATGGTATTTTTGATAATGATTTTGTTAGATGACAGTATATAACATTTAATTTTAAATGAGAAATTATTAATAATATTATTAGCATTAATTTGGTTATTGTACTCAATAATTTGGTTATTGTACTCAATAATTTGATTATTGTACTCAATAATTTGATTATTCAACGGATGAGATATGATATTTTTTATTTTTTGATTAATTTGTTTATCTTTATCAATGAGTGAGTATTCAAGAATAAAGGTATAATATTTATTGTCAACAAGAACTTCATTTGTATTGTAATATGAAAACAAAATTAAATCGTTCGATATGTTTTCTATTTTAAGAATAATATTTTTTTTATCATTATCAATAATTAACAAATCATTATTTTTCAGATAAATCATTTTGTCAATAGTGAATAATTTATTATTGACAAAATAACAATTGATTTTTAATACACTTTCATATTTGAAAATATTGTTAATGATAATATTATCTGATTCATTAACTATTCTATTTAGATCTTCATCATAATAAATATTTCCAACGTCTAATATTTTTTGTTTCTGATATATCAATAATAAATCTTCTGATTGTGTTGATAGCTTATGTTGAGGATAATAATCAAAAATATAATATCCATTGAATCTAGAGTTAGATAAAAATTTATTATTTTCTAATTTTGTTAAGTGATAATTATCGGTAGATGTATTTAGATACTCAACTCTGAACTTTATGTCATTAATAATTATAACATCATTATAGTTCATTGATAAAAATTCATACTGAGTTATAACATACTCGTCATAAATATTGTATATTGTGATATTATTGTTTACAAATATTAATTCTTTTCTATTGTCATCTTTGGACTTATAATATATTGAACGAATAATATTATTATAATTTGAACTGAGAATATTTAACATTTTATCATTTTTATGTGATACAAAAGAATATTCATTGTTATCATAAATTTTCTTTTTTCCTGATGTTATCAAGTCCAAGATAATTTTATTTTCTTTTCCATCATATTTTACTATATCTGGAACAGATTTAATCAATGGATATACTGAATGGAGTTCTACTGGATTATAATCATAATATATTGGATGATTAGTATAATTAAACTGAATATCAGTATATAATTTAATTAAATTATTATTGTCTGACTGAAGTATCCAATAATAATGTTTTCTATTATTAATAATTACTTGTACAAAATTAATTTCATTATTTATATTTTTAAGAATGTATAGACCATTGTTACCATCTATATAAATATTTTTGTTGCTTGATGTGACACTAGCTGCAATATCAATAGAATCAAATTTATAATATTCTAGATTTAAATTTATAATAATTATATTATTTGGATTGGTGAAAGATATAATTTTATATGATATAATACTAATATTAGCAGCATTATTTTCATTAGTTACAATGATTGGATAATTAATAATGTTTAGATTATTGCTAATCCAATCTAATTTATTTGTTCTTGTATCTGTGACTAGATATAATGGAAAGAATCCTAAATTTTTATCTTTAACATTATCTTGGAATTCGGATTCTTCAGTTACACCAACATAATAATAATTAGAATCATCATTAACCTTTGTTCTGTATATTTTTACTTTTACATAATACGATTCTTTGTTAACATTTATATTTTTTATAACTACTTTTGTAGAATCAGATATTACATTATATAAAATGATTTTAAATTCTTGTGATGGTAAAGATTCATATAAATTGTCACTATTGAAATATGCAAATCTATAATGATAAGTATACGAATGAAATATATACTTTATAGATGATACTAGATTTATTTCAGTTGATAATGGTAATAAATTTATATCAGAATGAATTAGAATATTTTGCAAACTATATAATTCAATATTATTTTTCAAGATATATATTTTGATATTATCAGAATTATAAAAACTTAGATTATCACTTGAAGATATTAATGAATAATCAATTAAATTATTATTATCATCTGTAAAATGATATGTAATATTAAACCTGTTATCTACAATAGCAGATAATATAATGTTGTCTTGGACAGCAGGAACTCTGCTCAATTTTTTATTTAGAATTAATAATTCATCTGAAGTGTAATCACAGTTATTTTGATCAATCTTATAGAAATCAAGTGTGTTACTGATACATCTGTATACATCATTGTGATCAGACATGATGGTGTTGTTATTAGTTGCTGCATTAATTGGTCTAGATAAATTTATTTCTTTTACAGATTTAAATTTATTATTTATATAATAATAATATTTACTATTGTTATTGTATGTAATTGTACAATCTAATTCTAGTTTGAATGGAGTATAATAATCAATATATCTATCATCATTATAATCTATATAACTAGAATATTGGCTCGTAATTATGTCTATAACTTTGAAATAATCATTCTCACTTTTATTAGATTTTCTACTTATGACAACATCTGTTACCGGAGGATTAAATGTCAGTCTAAAATTAGTATTATTGTTTCTAATAAAATTAACATTATATAATTGAAATTCTTCAATATATTTATAATCTCTAAATTCACTGTTATAATATTCAAATTTGTAAAGATAATCATATTTATCTTTAATATTACTTAATTTTACATATCTTGATATGTTTTTGCTAATAATATCATTTATTTTTATATTATTGAAATTTTCAAAAGTATTATTGCTAACTTGTTTTAGATTAATTGGTTTTTTATAATATTCAATTGGTGTAGTATGAATAGATGGATCAATATTTATATTTTCATCAATAAATTGATCTGATATATTGTGCCCAATTTTGTAATAATTTTCAGTATTATTAATGTCAGAATATCTATAAATATCAATATTTTTATTATTATTGAAATCTATACTGATAGGATTATCAACACCAATTTCGTTAAATAATACAATTTCTCTATTCTTTCCAAGAAAAGAATCATTCTGTTTAAATCTATAAATATATATATAACTCTCATTAATAACTGTAATTTTATTATTATTTATATTTTGTATATTTGAAACATAAATATTATTTTCTTTCAAGACGTCATCAATAACATTATCAATACAGTTATTATTTTTAGTTTCGAACAATTCATAAAATATATCAGTATCTACCAATGTTCTATATATTTTATATCTAATATTGAGATTATCGATTCTTAAACTAACTAAATTATTTGCTGATATTGGAAAGTTTGTAACAACGGTTTTTATTTCACTTCTTCTATCATACAATTCATTAGTAGCAGGATTGATCAATACATAAAAATATTTATATTCATAACTTGTAAATGTAATTGTGATTTCATTGTAAATATTAAACTGATTTGATAGCTGTACTTCATTACTCAAATGATTTTGATATGTATCTACATACTCAGTTTCGTTAGATGTAACTGTACCTATATAGTATAAATCTAATGAAATATCATCAACAGTTTTATATATTTTCAATATTTGATAATTTAGCAATTCTGTTATTTCACTCAATAATATAAAATTATCTGTTGAAGAATTAAAATGATAAAATTCTGATAATTCTGATGTATTATCAGTTAAATTTACTAATAAGTATGAATAATAGAAAGAGTATTTATTAATATTGTCAGGACTATCATCTTGAGTATTTATTTGGGCTACAGAGTCTCTATCGAGTTTAATATTATCAGCAATACTATTATCATTGAAAACATCAGTAAAGTATTTTGTTGTTTTACCAATATGATAATAATCTTCATTATTATAACTTTTATAAATATCAAATGTAGAAAATGTATTCAAATCTATTAAAATAATTACTTTATTATCATGATCAATAGTTCCATTAATCGTGATTTCTTTTTTTGCGATGTAATTATCTCCGATTATTATGTAATGATACGTACAATCATTCACATCTATATCATTTTTTTTAATATCTAGTGATGCAGGTAAAATTAATTCTTCACCAAGATTCACATCTTGATCAATGTCTACATATGAACTTTCAGATATATCTATCGTATCTATCAGATAAAATACATTTTTATTCATTTCAGTTCGATATATTTTTATATTTTCATAATCATTATTTCGAACAATTTTATTTAATGTAATAATATCATTATCATCATCATCAATATCTATATTTATTTCAAATATTTTAGATGGATATGACTCATAATTATCTGTTGATAAAGTATATCTGTATCTGTATTTTTTTGTTATTTGTAATAAAAGATTTATATGTAAATCAGATAAATTGTTAGAATAGTATTCAATTTCTTCTTCTTGATACGATGAAAAGTATGTAAGTATAGTATTGTCTTCAAATATTGAATTGTCAAGATAGTAATATTTTTCATTTTCTTGAATGAGATAAAAAATATTATTGTCTTGATATAAATTGTATACTTCAGATAATTCAATAGACGTATCAAGATTAGATATTTTTATATTGTTTGATTCATATAACCAAATATAATAATTTCCTGCTCTGAGGTCAGATGAATTAACCAAATTTAATATTTTAGTCAAATAATATTTATTTTCATTTAATAGTAATAGATAATATGAGGAATTATATTGACTAATATTAATCGTTTCCTTTGTTACAACATCAAAAATTATATTATTGTCTTTTTTATAATAGAAAGATTTCAATAATATAATTTCAGTTATTAACACACTTGAGACATCATTACTTACAGATAAATAATATTCATTCGTAAATTCATTCTTTGGTAACAAGTTTAAATACACCAATCTATCATCAATCTTTATAATATCCACATTGTCAATTATAAGTTTTGTATTATAATTTTCTTTTCTGACAATTTTGGTATTGATAATATTGATGCCAAAAGTGTTCCATAATAATGACTTTTCATTATAACGAAAAAGAATATCATTCCCAATAACATTATCATTTTCCAGATTATTATTATCTGTTTCAATGACGAGAATAGAGTCTTTTTTTATAAAATAACCAGAATAACTTTTATATCTATTATTTTGGAACAAAAATAATCCTGTAAAAGACTCTATTGTATCATTTGTAACTTCAAATGACAATTTTATCTCATAATAAAACAAATTTTCTAGTTTGATAAATTGTAATGTATTTTCAGATATAATATTAAATGATTTTGGATTATGACAATAATATACTAAATCAACATTTACTGCATTATCTAATCTATTAAATGTTAAAATATTCAAATCATCAATAATTATATATTGATTACTATTATCAAAGATATTGTCCAAAGATGAATAATTTAATTTTAGATATTCAAACTTATTACCAGAACTAATTTCTTTGATGTATTCATTTACTTTTGGAACAATATTGTCAGAATATTCAACACTTGAATCAAACGGAAAAGTTGTAATAGTATTAATTTCTTTCTTAATGTAAGTGTCTAATATATTAATGTTACTATCGATAATATTTTTGTTAAATAAATATGTGTCATAGATAATATTAATATATTCAACTATAGTGGTATCGTTAATCATAATATTATTTAATCTATTATTATGATAATATTCTTCAAATAATAGATGTATATTACTTATATCTATTCCCAAATTTGACAGTTTTATATTGGATAGTGTATAATTTGAATAGTTTTGATAATCACTGTAATTTAATAGATTAATTTTGGGATTTATTTTGTTGACAATATCTTTTAACGAATTAATATTAATGTCGTTACTATTAATATTAATTCTATTTACAAAATTATAAAGAATATCACTAAATTTATCATAAATGTTTTTTATTGTAGAAAATATTAATTTATAGTCTCTAGACGAATTTACAACTGAGTCGAATAAATGAATATTATTTCTTTCAGAATTATAATAAAATGATGGAGAAAAGTTATCTGTGAAAAATTGATTCGAAAGTAATGGGATAAGAAAAATTATTTTATTATTGTCAAAATAAATTTCAGATATAGGAGTTATTGTAAAATTTATATTATAAAAATGAATAATATTCATATCACTATCATTAATAAAAATTAATGGTCTGGAAAATATACTGTTATTGATCATTTGTAATGGACTTAATAATGTACTATTATCATTTGCTACTGTAACTAGATCGTTAAACATGCTAACATTATCTTTACGAATTTTTAATATTCTATTATTTTCTAAATTAATTTCTGATAATAAGCCCACAATATTTTGATTTTCTATTAATATATTATTTTTATATGAATACTTATCACATAAATAATAAATATAATCGATATTTATATTGCTGTCAAAGCTAAGGATAAAGTTATCAATAAAATCTTTATCTGTGTTGTAATACTCTATTCCCAAGTTGTATTGTTGAACATAAATTTCTTTATAGTTAGATAAGATACTAAAATTAAAGATATTATTATTTGTATCTTTCAAGATGTAATGATTATCTCTTTTTTCTATAAAAACATTATATTTGGTAAGTTTATTATTATTATCATATACAAATAAAATTAAAATAGAATCAAAATAATTTTTATCATTGAATAAATATATTTGATCAGGGATAATAATATTATCCACTTCAACAATGTCATTATTATTTACTCTAAATAAATAAATAATCTCATTGTCATAATTCTGATTTGTTTTTATAACTGTTATATCTTCAATATACGTTATTGTAATATAAGATCCTATAACATCATTTACATTTGTAACTGAGATATTAACAAAGATAAGATTCATAACATTATCTATACTCTTGTATTCTATTTTCTTGTAAGTAACATTATTTTCAAATACAACTGTAATATTATTGTTATAGTTACCATCATATCTGACATATAAATCATTATTAACAATTGTACTGTCAGTAGAAATTTGATATTTATCAATGATCTTAAAATTAATATAATTATCAACAGTTTTAAGATTACCACTATCATTAAATTCTTTAATTTTTGAAGTAATGCTCGAAATATCTGTAATACAGCTTCCTATGAATGATGATTTATTAAAAAGATTATAATAAGAATGAAAAATATCATCTGGATGAATCAGTTTTGTAGGAAATAAAGAAAAATAAAATATTAATTTATCAATAGTAGATTCTTTTTTTTGAAATTTATCTTTTATCTCATCATGATATGCATGTAATCTTATAAGAATATTATTTTTCCAAATTCTTATCACTTTATTATCCTCAATAATATTTTCTAGTTTTGTAATTATTGTATAGTAAAATGGAGCAATAATATCTATTTCTTCTATATCTTGTTGTTTAAAATTTATCAGATCTATATCTGACACTTCAATATTGTCTACATTATCAGTAAAATTAGTAATTATTTCTAGGGCTTTCTTGAACTCAATATATATAAAAGTCGGTGAAACTAAATTAAAGTTATTCGTAATATATAAATCAATATCTTCAATATATCTAACATATTCTTCATTGAACAAATTAAAAATATCTGAATTGATAATATCTGTTTTATTAAATGAAAATGTATATCTCGATATTATATTATTAATTTGGGCATCAAAAATATTCAGAATGAAATTAAAATTAATACTATTATTAATGGTAGCAGTTGGTTCGTTCTGTTCATTAATAATATACTCTTTATTGAACTGGAAAAATATTGAATTATCTGAATAAAAAAGATCCAATAAAATTAACAATATTAATGGACTTGTTACATATTTAATAAATTCATTACTTGATCTATACATTACAGATAAATCATATTTTTTGTTATATGTAAAATAAGTGAAGAAATAATTAAAAAGATTATTATAACTATTATCTTCAATAGATAATGAAACTTCATTAACATTTACTCTATTCTCGTTGAACATCTTGAAGCCAAATTTTGTTAAAAGTATCTCAGAAGTAACAAAATCTAGATTGACATAAAGAACATTATTTAAATAATGAATAATATAATATTCTTTATTGTTTAAGATTATTATATTATTCATTTCTTGAATTGTAGATACATTATTTTGAACATTTATTATATTTTTTTTATTTATTTTCATTTTCATATATAATTTATTTAACAAGTCACCATGACCGTTTAATATTAGTGTCCTACTTTTACCCAGATATTTTTCCGTTGTATAACTGTAATATTTTGAATTTTTATCATCATGTATATCAGTACTTTTGAAAAACTTAATGCTATCTTTATCATTAGAAAATAAATCAATTTTAATGTCTTTGTTATTTTCTAATTGTATTAATGCTCCTCCAGAACTCATTTACCTAATATACATAATAACGTTTATTTTCTAATCCAAATAATGTTTATTTTCTGAGATCATTTTTAATATAGTGATATTTGTCAGATTCTTCTACTGGAAGATACATAATCTTATTATGAAGTTCAGATTCCATGTTAGAGACAACAAAATTTAAAGTTTTAATCGACGTTATTAATTCTTTTTCAATTATTGTTTTATTATCATTCAAATAATTAATAATAGAACAAATATCTACGCAGACAATATTATGAACATAATGGTCTCTATAACAGACTCTTTTTTCATTTAGATCATAGTTATAGGTACAATTATCTTTCAACGAACAAAATTTGTAAGAAGATCTATGTAATTTATTAATATTATTTAGATAAATCTTTTTTTGTTTTATTCTCCTTGATAGTTCTGTACTTAACACCAATAATAATGACAATAGTAACAAAATATTATTGTCAATATTTCTATTTGATTGACAGTATTTTAGTAATAATTGTGTAATTTCTAATTCTTTCTTGAGGATAGTGTATGCATTATTTTTAATAAATTCAGAAAGCATATTTTTATTATTATACAATATTATAAATTCATTGATAGCATTAATAGTCTCAGTTTCTATTTTATCAATATCCTTCTCAATATTATTTAAATCTTTTGATTTTAATAATTCAATATATTTAGATAAATGAGAATTTTTATCATTAATTTTATTATTGAATTTATTATTGTAATTATCAATAAAAAAAGTAGTCATATTACGTCTGTAATTAAAATATTCTCTAAATAATTATATAAATGACTCATAATAATACATATATCAGGCCTCAAAAAACATTTCAGGACTCATTGACCAAAGATGAAATCAGTAAACAATTAATTGGATATAAATTAGTAGATAATATTAGTAAAGTTCCACTAGGATCACAGATTAAATATTTTAAAATGGATAATAATATAAAAAAGTTTAGAATGGGAGGGAAGTTAACAAAGATCGATTCCCAATCCAGATATATAAAATTAGAAAATGATCAAGGATATGGATGGTCGGTTCAGCTATCAGATTCTACTATATTTCAGAGAGTTTCTGATAGAGATCTAGAACAAGAAATCAAAGATAAATATGAAAAAGAATATAGGGAAAAGTTCAAGAGAAGAGAAGAAGAATTAAAAAAAACTGCTAGTAATAGTAACAAAAGATAAAATATTTTTCTGGATAATAATATAATATTTAAATATGGACAAAAGTCTCAATACAGAAACGAAAACTAGTATGAGATCTAGTACAAATGCTCGTACAACAGCTAATAAATCAAATTCGAAAGCTGGTAAAACCTCTAGCAAAAAGGGCGGCAGAAAAACTGGTAAAATCTCTGGTAAAACCTCCAGCAAAACCGCTGGAAGCGCTGGTAAAACTGCTGGAACCGCTGGTAAAACCGCTGGTAAAACCGCTGGTAAAACATCCAGCAAAACTGATAAATTCTCATATAAGGGGTTACGACAATTAGATGATAATAAATCATTTTTATCTAATAATATAGATACAAAAAGATTATCTAAGAAAAAAACCGATAATAAATCGTTTAAAAATTTAGACAGTAATATTGAAGAAATACTCAATTTTTCATCATCAAAATCAAAATATAAAGATTCTGTAAATATTGTTGATTCAAATAATGATATGGATAAAGCACATCAATATTATTATAATTCTGAAACAAATAATAATAGTTATATGAATAGTATTATGAATCCACAATTAATGGAACAACAATCTACAATAATGAACCCACAATTAATGGAGCAACAATCTGCGATGGTTAATCCATCAATGATGCAGCCGCAGTCGATAATGAATCCATCAATGGCTAGTAATGAACCTATTTCATTTTTATAAAAAATGAAAAAAATGAAATAAAGAAAATTAGGAAGAAAACACATTTAGAATTTAATAAGGATGAAAAAAAAGATACCCAAAAAGAAAACTACTAGAAATAATGATGTTGATAGCGAAGAACTAGTAGACGAAGAGGAACTATCTTCAGACAGTAATGAAGTTGAAAAAGATTCTTCTGAAGAGTCGTCCTCAGAAGAATCTTTAGATGATAGTAATAAAAATGATGAAGATGAAAACGATTATCTTGCAATAGGCGAAGAAGAAAATATAAAATATAAAGAAAATTTAGTACTAGATAAAGATAGAATTACAATACCTAGATTAACCAAATATGAATTTGTCAGAATTGTTGGTGAAAGATATAAACAGCTATCAATGGGAAGCTCTACAACTTTAAAAAAATATAATAGTAAAAATGATAAACTCAAGGACGATTATGGAAACAAAGATTTAAAGAACGTTATGTCTGAAACAAATCAGAGCTATGAAGAGATAGCAATAGAAGAAATTAAACAAGGATGTTTACCTTACAAAATTATTAGACCACTCCCAGATGGGAGTTTTGAAATGTGGAATATTAATGAATTGTCCTATGATCATATAGATATAGAATAAAATGATCGTTTAATTTTATCCTTATTTTTTTGAACTTATACTATATGATAAATTATTCAGTAAAAGATACATATTATTATGATCTATTAGAAATTGATCCTTCATCAACTAGTGATGATATTAAGAAGGCATATAAAAAACTTTCTATTAAATATCATCCAGATAAATGTAACGATGTTAATGAGAACAAGAAATTTATCACTATTACTGAAGCAAAAGAAATATTATTAGATGAAAGAAAAAGAAAATTATATGATTATCTTGGAGCAAAGTTTTTAGATAACAAGGAAAGAAAAAGTGATATTATTCCGCCTAACTGTGAAGTTACCATCTCAGTAAGTCCTAGAGATATTAGTCTCGAGAAAAATAAGGAAGTTGAATATGAGCAAATAAATTATAAAACTGGAAAATCTAAAATAATGTTTTTATATGTAGTTATAACGGTTAAAGATCTAATAAATAAAAAAATAAATTATCCAAATAATGGTCATATATCAGGAGATTTAGTATCAAATTTAATCGTTCATATTAATGAGATAGATTATAATGGATATATTAGAGCTAATAGCGATTATTGTGCCAATAGAGCTAATAGCAATTATTGTGCCAATGTAGATTACAGTGAATATGATTTATTATACAATATGAATATTAAATTATATCAATTATTTTTTGGTTTTAAAATTATTATTCCTTTTATAGATGATACAGATTTAATCGTTCATTATCTCAGGGAAGATGATGAAATAGATGTGACTATTAAGATAGACGATAAAGGATTAGAAAATCAAGGAAATTTGTATATTAAACTGAATCTTGACATTAAAACTGCTGTAGAAACTTTCAGGCAGTTTAATGAGAACGATAAACTAAATCTTAAAAAATTCTTTATTTATTTAGATAAAGAAGAATACCAGAAAGAATACCAGAAAGAATCCCAGAAAGAATCCCAGAAAGAATCCCAGAAAGAATGCTAGAAAGAATTAAAGAATTAAAAAAATGAAAAATATTTTCAACTGTATAAGATCTACATAAATAAATATCACCGTATATTTGCGGGCTTTGTTACTAGACAAAACATCCAGACATTTACCCCAAAAAAAAATCAACAGGCATAAAATGCCTAACGGATCAGCTAATGTTATTGGCTGCGGCCAAGAAGAAGATCCTCGTAACCCTACATATAGCTCTGACAGAAGTATCAACTATATCTGTATATTGTATAAAGCATCTGGGGCATCTAGTGCATCTGGAGCTGGAGAGAATATCGATCTTGTAAACATTTCCACCTTCATGAACAGCTAGTGGCAATGTCTTACTCTTGACATTAACGGGGTTTCTTAATCCCGCCAAAAATAAAATAATTTTATTTTATTTGTATTGAAATAATTTTATTTTATTTGTATTGAAATAAAATTATTTTATTTGTATTGAAATAAAATTATTTTATTTGTATTGAAATAAAATTATTTTATTTGTATTGAAATAAAATTATTTTATTTGTATTGAAATAAAATTATTTTATTTGTATTGAGAATAGTTAACTATAAAATAAGATAATTTTATTTATGCCTTATATTTCAATAATTTACTAATCAATGATGCGGAAAAAATGAAATATTTTTAAATCTATATAATATAATATGAACAAATATCACCCTGGGGAATTAATAACTCCCCTAAGCAGATCTCCAGCTTCATTGCCTCCTCTGCAACTCTCCAGCTCCCCACAGTGCTGAGCGAGATGGCTGTCATGGCCCTGTCGAACGAGGCTGTCCGCGCTGGGCTCGAGAGGCTCCACCCCGGGTTCGCTGGAATGGAGGCCGAGCACACCAAGCTCGTCTCTATCCTCAGCTGCCAGAAGGGTGCGAGTTCGGGAACGGCTGAGGAGGTCCAGGCAGCTGCTGTCTTGGACACCCTCGCCAACCACCTCGAGGCCTCGATCCAGGACACCGTCGTCAAGGTCTCTTTGGAGAACGAGGCGACGTTGGCCAAGATCGGGCGGGACATCGCCATCGTCGAGGAGTACCTTCCCAGGGCCTCGGTGCACGACGCCGCTACTTCAGCGTGTCTCCGGTTGTCCGAGTTCGTCGCTTCTACTCTCCTTCCCGGAGCAAGGAGAACGGCGATGTTGGTCAACGCGAGGAGCGCGGCGAAGAACGGGCACAAGCAGCTCATCTTGGTGGAGGCTTACAGCGCCCGGAACCAGGACAACGTTGCTACGCTCAAGGCTGCGCTTAGGATTATGACCTGAGTGTAGCGAGCACACTGTACAGTTTTGCTAGTGGAGGGTTAGGAGCGAAGTCTTCTTATCCGCTCTGCTGCCCCCTACTGCTGCGGGGGTCTCCCATCTCCCCCGTGCGGTGCCCCCATTCTCTGTCCATAAGCGGCCACCTGGTTTTTCCATCTTTTCAACTTCTCACACCAGGTGAAATAATTTTATTTCTCCTTTATACCATTTATTAGTGTAAAGACCATAAATAAATATATGATTGATACTAAAAAAAAATGATAATTATTAATCTTTGTTAACTATTTAATCAAATAATTCTACCATAAACATCTTACTAAAATAAATTCATTATAGATTTATTCTAATCAAAAACTGGTATTAATGGTAGTTTCCAACAACTCTACCATCAATAATAATAATATTACAAATGGTATTGCAGGGATAAGAATAGAGCGGGCTACTTCAGATCCTTCTATTACATGGATAACATTATCAATATCAAGTATATCTTATATGATTGCCTCATCTATTTCACATAACTCTAATTCCATTCCTATTATTATTCCTACAAATAATATTAATCCTGTGATTGAAGCCCAAGAACTTACATTAGATTCGGATTATTCTTCACAGGACAGATTTAATGAGTTTGCTTCAAGAGCTGCTATAGCGGGAGCTAGAAC